GCTTCACGTTCAGAACTTATTACTTACTGCAAAAGACAGTTAGGTGCTCCTGTATTGGAGATTAATGTTGCTGATGAACAAGTAGAAGATCTTCTCGATGATGCTGTTCAGTATTTTCAAGAAAGACATTTTGATGGTGTATATCCAGCATTTTTAAAGTATAAATTAACAGAAGATGATATTAAGCGGGGAAGATCTAGAGGTAATAATGATACTGATAATGTAGGAATAACAACCACTACTGCTACTGCAACTATTGATGGTGGTACTACCAGTTTTAGTTGGACAGAGACTAGTAATTATTTGCAAGTTCCACCAGAGGTTATTGGAGTAACAAAGATATTCCATTTTGATGGAACAAACTCCATGTCAAGTGGTATGTTCAGTATTAAATATCAAATGTTCCTGAATGATGTATATTATTGGGGTGCAATGGAGATGTTAACATATGCAATGACTAAGACATACCTTGAAGATATTAATTTCCTATTAACAACACAGAAACAAATAAGATTTAATCAGAGGCAAGATAGATTGTATATGGATATTGATTGGAGTAATGTTGTTGAAGGTGATTATATTATTATGGATTGTTATAGGGCAATGAATCCAAATGACTATGGAAGAGTTTGGAATGATTCATTTTTAAAGAAATACCTTACTGCTCTTATTAAAAAGCAATGGGGACAGAATTTAATGAAGTTTCAGGGAGTTAAGTTACCTGGTGGAGTAGAACTAAATGGTAGGCAAATTTATGATGATGCTGAGAAAGATCTTGAAGTTATCCGAGAAATGATGTCTAACACTTATGAACTTCCACCACTTGATATGATAGGTTAAGATCATGGCACTTAACCCGTTTTTCCAACAAGGCTCATCTGGTGAACAAAGTCTTGTTCAGTCTCTTATTAATGAACAGTTAAGGATGTATGGTGTAGATATACACTATATGCCAAGAAAGTATATTGAAGAGAAAACTATATTAAAGGAAGTAACTGCATCTAAGTTTGATGATGCATATCCAATAGAAGCATATATTGATAACTTTGATGGGTATGGAGACAACCCAACAATGTTGTCGAAGTTTGGTATTCAGGCAACTAATGAAGTTACTGTAATTATTTCGAAAGAGAGGTTTGAAACTTATATTTCTCCTTTGATGAAGAATGAGGAGAATGTAAAATTATCTACTAGACCTAAAGAGGGAGATTTAATATATTTTCCATTAGGAGATCGTCTATTTGAAATCAAGTATGTAGAGCACGAGAAACCATTCTATCAACTTAAGAATACTTATGTTTATGAACTGCGTTGTGAGCTCTTCCGCTACGAGGACGAGGTTATTGATACTGGTGTTGATGAGATTGATGACACACTGGAGGCGGTTGAAGGTGCCGATGGTGAAGATGTACTCATAGGTTCGGGTGGAACTCAGAAGTTAACTCTTGCTGGAGTATCAGTACAGGCAACTGCTGTTACTGGAGTTATTAATGGTGGTATTCAATATATCAGTATATCCAATAGGGGTAACAGTTATACATATGCTCCAAGAGTAGCAATATCTTCTGCTCCTGCTGCTGGTGTAACTGGTATAGCAACTGCTAATTTACTTGGTGGTATTACTGTATGTTCTGGTGCTGCTGATATTAACAATAGTAAGAAGAGAGTAGTTCAATCTATTAACCTGATAAATCCAGGTATGGGATATACAAGTAACCCAACAATTGAAGTATTTGGTGATGGTACAGGTGTTGCTGCTACATCCAAGATGGAGAATGGAACTATTGGTATTGTTACTATTACTGCTGGTGGTTCTGGTTATTCTACAAGTCCTACTATCTCCTTTACAGGTCTATCAACAGTCTCTGCTGCTGCAACAGCCGTTATAAGTGCTGCTGGATCTATTTCTCAGATACAAATAACAAATGCTGGTGCTGGTTATACCGTATCTCCAACAATGACTATTTCTTCACCAGGAAGTTCTGGTACTGGAAATTATGTATTTAATGAGATTGTTACTGGTAGTGTTAGTGGTGCTACAGCAAGAATAAGAACACATAGTTCTGTTACCAATGAAGTAGAAATTGGTAGTATCTCAGGTACATTTAAGATTAATGAAGATCTTACAGGAGCATCTTCTGGTGCTGTACAAAGAATAAGACTAATCGACCTAACCAATTTTGATGATGGATTTGGTGACAATGATGAGTTTGAATTACAAGCAGATGCTATTTTGGACTTCTCCGAAGGCAATCCGTTTGGTACTCCCTAAATAGTACGTCAGGTCTATAACTATGTTTGAATATTTTTATAACGAAATTTTTAGAAAGACTATAATTTCTTTCGGTACTCTTTTCAATGATATCTCTGTTAAGCAAGAGGGATCTGTTGTAAAGGTTCCTTTGGCCTATGGACCTACTCAGAAGTTTTTAGCAAGATTAGAGCAATCACCAAATCTAAGTCAATCAGTTGCAATATCCCTACCAAGGATGTCATTTGAATTTACTGGACTTACATATGATCCTGCAAGAAAGGTAACTACTACTCAGCAGATTACTGTAAAGGATCCTGATAGTGGAACTGATACTAAGAAAGCATTTATGCCTGTTCCATATAATATGCAATTTGAACTTGCTATTATGTGTAAACTAAATGATGATGCATTACAGATCGTAGAGCAGATATTACCATATTTTCAACCACAATATAACCTAACAGTTCAGTTAGTAGAAGGACTTAACGAGAAGAGAGATGTTCCTATTATATTAGAAAACGTATCAATGCAGGACGACTACGAGGGAGATTATACTTCACGTAGAGTTCTTCTTTATACAATGAGATTTACTGCAAAGACATACCTATTCGGTCCTATCTCCAGCGCAAGCAAGGATATCGTCAAATCTGTTTCTGTTCGTTATCTTGCTGGTGGTTCTAAGAGTACTGAAAGGGATATCACATACTCTGTCAAACCTAGAGCAATCAAGGATTATAGTGGAGATATTCGCACAGAACTTGCAGAGGATATAGATATCGCTGCAACAGAGATCAATGTAGCAGATGGTACTGAGATTACTGTCAAGAAATATATTGATGTTGATGGTGAGGAAATGTATGTCAGTAAGATTACTGGTAACAAACTTACCGTTAAGAGAGGTGAGGATAGCACAACTGCTGCTGCACACGTAAGAGGAACACCAGTCAAGGGTATTGATTACACCGCAAGAGAAGATAGTGATCTCATAGAAATGGGAGATGACTTTGGATTTAGTGGTACTATAACATGAAGAAAACCAATCTAGATGATGCATTTAATATGGATGCTGCAGTTGATATTGTTCCTGCAGATAATGTTGGAATAACACCCGAACAGAAACCTGATAGACTTACTAAAACTGATATTAATAAAGACTATGAGTATACTCGTGGTAATCTTTACAGTATCATAGAGAAGGGACAAGAGGCTATTAACGGCATCTTAGAACTTGCACAAGAGAGTGAGATGCCTAGAGCATATGAGGTTGCAGGACAGTTAATTAAGAGTGTCTCTGATGCAACTGATAAGTTAATGGATCTTCAGAAGAAATTAAAAGATGTAGAAGAAGAGACACAACAGAAAGGACCAAATACTGTCAATAATGCACTATTTGTTGGTTCTACTGCAGAACTACAAAAGATGCTAAAGGCTCAATTACCTAAAGATTCTAAATAAATCAGGGAGAAAAATCCCAAAGTACCTAAGATACTCATACAATGTCGGATAAGTTACCGTCACTCGATGATCTACTCGAAGAGAGTAAACTTCCATCAATAGACGATTTTATAAAAGAAGAAGATTTACCTTCAGTTGATGAGTTCATTGAGGAACAAGTTTTAGAAGAAAAGAAAGAATGTGGTGAAGGAGAATATTTTTGTAATGATGAACAAAAATGTAAGTCTATTCCTGCAGGACATAAAGTTCTTGAAGATGGAGAATTAGTTAAGGAAGATGTAGACCTTACAGAAATAGTACGTTTAATTAATGACGTTAGAAAGGATATTCCTGATGTCCCAGAGGTTAAGTATTACGACGAAGAATTAGAGAAACTTGCAATATATGTTGAAGAGATTAAAGAGAGTATCCCAGAGATACCAGAACAGAAGACATATGATGCAGAAGTAGAAGCAATATGTGAACAGATTGATAGTTTAAAAGAAGAAGTAGATAAGAATGCTGCTGATATACCAGAGATAAAATATTATGATGAGCAAATAAGTGAACTTGAAAATAGACTCAATAAACTTCCTAAACTTCCTGAAGTAAGATATTACGAAGAGGATATTAAATCATTGCAGGAAGATATTCTTGCAGTAAAGGAATCTATTCCCAAGTTCCCTAAGTGGGTTAATGAGGTTAATGAAGTCCCAGATTTCTCTTGGATTGGTAAGACCTTTAGTGTAATTGATGATGACTTTATAAAATTAAATGATAACTTAGATTTTGTTAAAGGTAGAATTGACCAAGAAGTTCAGCAGTTATCTGAAGACATTGGTATAAAACGTTTTGAATCAAAGACGGATATTGATGAATTAACTAAGAATTTAAAAGAGACTAAAGATAAGATATACAAAGAGTTGAGAGAATCTGCTCTTAAGATCTATGATGCTAAGAATGGATATAAGGATGATGATAGGAAATTAAAGAAACAATTACTTAATCAGTTCCACGTTTTAAAGCAGAACATTACTGATGAAGTAAAAGAATTTAATAGGAAGAATGATGCAACCAGTGATCTGTATGGTGGATATTTTGAAGGACTTACACAAGAAATTTCCAATCTCCCTGAAGTAAAATATTATGATGAAGAGATAAAAGAAGTTAGAGATGAGTTTAAAGAAGGTTTAAAATCTCTTAAAACTTTAGTTGAGGAGATTAAAGAAAAGCAACAAGCAGTTAAGAGTGAAGTACAAGATATTCAAGAAGGTCTTTTAAATGAACCACCAGATGAGAAACAATCTGTAGGTAGTGGTGCTGATCCATTAGCTCCTTTAGATAAACAATTCCCAAGTTTAAAAGCATTAGCAGACCATTATAGATTATTCATTAATAGAACTCAGCAACAGATTGCTACTATTGGTGGCGGTGGTGCAGGGTATATGAAAGACCTTGCTGATGTTAATATTGATGCAACTCCTGATACTGGCAATTTACTTATCTACAATGGTAGTGAATGGGTTGGAATTGGAAGTACATTAATTCAAGGATCAACTGATTTAGATTCTGTTTTAGAAGGTGGTAATGTATCTGGCATAGGAATGAGTGTCGGTGTTATTACTGCTACTAATGGATACTTTAGTGGTATTGTAACAGCATCTACAATCAATTATGACAATGTAACGGACATATATTCAACTGGTATTGTTACTGCAACTAAGGGTATTCAGGTTACTGGTCTTGGTGTTCATGTAACAACTGCTGGTGTATCTACATTTGTTGGATTAACATCATTCCGCAATGGTATTAATGTAATATCAGGAACAGCAAGTACCGCATTAATTGTTCAGGGTGATGCTCGTATAACTGGTATCCTAACGATTGGTACTGGTTCTGTTACTATCAATGGTAGTGATAATAAAGTTCAGATTGGAACAGGAGTTACTCTTACTTCAACTGGTGAGGCTGACTTTGTTGGTGTAGTTACTGCAAA